TAATGTCACCATGTCCAAAAGTTCTCTTGTTGATCTTGATCTTAAATGTAGTTCCATCAATACCTTTGCTAGCATTAGCAGGCTCAATGTCAGCCACAATATAAGGAAGATCCTGTGCAATAGGAGTTTGCCACTTGTACTCACCTCTAGCGTTATCCACAAGAATTGTATTCTTACCACCAAAAGAAGCCATTTGATATAAAGGCATTTCTACCTTCTGGGTCATAGCCCATAAATCAATTGGTCCCATATCCATAGGCTCAGCAGAACCAAGCATCTGGGTAAGGTGATACGAATCAACATGTGAACTAGCTTTATAGCTTGTATCACGTAGGAAAATCCCATTATTTAAAACTGGAGTTGCCATAATTTTGATTGTTTTTGATTGTTAATATTAATTTCCCGTTTTTATATTTAATTGTCTAATTAAATTCTTTTAAATATGTTATTAGCTCTTGGTATCTTTCTCTTAGCTGTTCTTGCTGCAGCTGGTTCACTATCTTTAACTCCTAAAGATGTAGTGCCACCAGAATTAGCTTGCTCAGTTTTGAGCTTTCTTACCGTCTTCTCTATGGATTGTTGTGCTCCTTGAGCTTTGATTTTTGCTTTATATCCTTCTGGATCTTGCAATAACCATAATGCCTCAGAAATCAATCCATAATTTGGCTCAACAAATTGATACTTTTCTAATAAGTGACCTAATAAATTAGTATTCTTTCCACTTACTGATGGATATGATGGTTGTACTAAACCATTATATAACATAGCTTGTGTCTTTTTATCAATTTTTACATCACCTAATGCTCCACCTTTTAAGGTTTCATATACATTTTTCATGTATTGCTGAGATGCTTGTTCTTGTTGTTTCTTCTTAAGCTCTTGCTCTTGAAGTTTTTGTTGTACAACCTTCTCTTGCATTTTATCTAACTTAGGTTTAAACTTCATAGCTTGTTGCTCAAGCTTTCCTAAGTCTTTCCAAATTTCTATTTCCTCAGCAATTTCTTCTGTAGTACCGTATCCTGTTGCAGATAAGTACTCAGTAATAATTCTTTCTTGGTCTCTTTCACTTTTAACATCAAGGCTTTTTTGTTCTTCAACTTGAGCTAAAGTTGAAAATAAACCTTTAATGTCTTGACCACCATCTGCTACATATCTTGCAGCAATTTGTAATTCTTTTGGTAAACTTTCAAAGAACTGTTTGGGAGTCTCTCTTCTAACTTGATTTGCCTTTTCTTCTAAGTTAGCTTCAATTAACTCTTCCCAATCTTTTGCCGTATATTCTTCTAACGGCTTATCATCATCAAAAGGAACAATTTTATCTTCTTTAATAAGCTTGTTAAATACATCACTTATACCTGATATCTTTTTTCTTCCTCTCTTTTCTTTCTTCTCATCTTCTTCGGTTACTTCATCTATAGAGTTGATAACCTCATCAATGTTAACTTCTTCTTTTACCTCTTTTCCTTCCTCAGCATTTACTTCTGGCTCAGATACTTCTGGCTCTACTGAGTCTTCTTCTTTTTCTTTAGCCTCAACCTTAGCGTTTAAGTCATCTTTATCATCCTGATCAGGATCTGCAAATGACATATCTGCATCTTGTTTAAGACCAGAAAAAATGTTTTTGTTTGGTTTTTCTTCAGGTAGTGTTACATCACCAGCATTTGGTGCTGCATCAAAAATTTCATCTAAATTAATATCCAAAGTTTCTACCTTACTATTCACAGTTTCTGTCTTTGTACTCATAATATTTGTTGGTTTTAATATTAATACTTTCTATACATATATAATATAAGAATAAACTTTTATATTAAACTTATAATATTTGATAAAAAAATAAAATATTTAGCAGTATATAGCTAACACTTATTTTTTGTCTTCCTTTTTGTTTGATTTCTGGACATCATATTTATTTTTGTTCTCTCTTGCTATGTCCAGTTTAGTCTGTGCAATCTCTCTTTGAGCAGCTATTTTTTCTCTTTCAACGGATAATCTGTTATTCTCCATAGTAGACTTGGCAGCGTTCTCCTCTCTTTTCATAGAAAGTTGATCTTGATATCTTTGAGATTCTCTAATATCAGCCATAGCATCTTGATAATCAGACTGTTGATTCTGATTTATATCTACCATAGATCCGTATCCAGCAGCTCTAATCTCTGCAAGTAGAACATTATTCTTTCTGTCTTTCTCATTTTCAGAGATTTCAACTTGAAGTTTCATTTGTTCTTCTTGTTGTTTAGCTTCAATTTGAGCTTTCTGCATCTCTTGTTGTTGTTGCATCTCTTGAGCTCTTTCTTTTTCTTGTCTCATTTGAGAGTCTTTTAGGATATCTTGTACTTCAGCAATAGAATCTGCTTTAACAATATTACCTAATTCATAGATGCTTGCACCTGTAGTATTGTTTGTAAGAGCCATTTGTTTAAGATTTTCTAGTATGGCTCTGTGATTTGTTTTAGTTGTAGCAAAAATATTAAAGTCTCTAAGCAATAGATCCGTGCCATTTATTGCAAAGTTTACTTTTTCTGCTTCAGAAGATATATAACTTAGTCTAACACTTGGGTTAGAGCTGTAATAAAATTGTGCTAAGTCAGTTCTCATTTGATGCACTCTTGGCATTAACTGATCTGAATGCTGTACAAAATACATTTCTGTTTGTGCATATGACTGTTGCATAGCTTGTACAACTCCTGTAGCAGTTTGTGCTGATACTGCACCACCGAGACGCTGTGGATTAATGCCAATTGCATCAAAGCATTGCTGCTTGAAATAATTTGCAAGTTGGATTCTAGACATCAATCTATTAGTCTGCTCCATGTTTAGAGTTTGATAATGATTGACATTGAGTGACGTGGTAAAGCATTTTGATCAAACATAATTACCGTACCTAATTCATCTATTAGAATGTCAGCAATCTGGTTATTAACCATATTGTATCCAACTTGATACGCTTTCATTAAATCAACTAAAGAAGTAGATCTTGTATTTCTATCTGAAAATACTCTACCTTCTACTGGAAGTTTACACCCATAAAGTGTATTGTTTCCTTTAAATTGGAAAGGTAATCTTCCTGGTTTAGTTCTATTAATACCTACATATATTGGATTAATATTATCACCCATTGTAGATCTCCACATTGCTGGTAAATTAGGTCCAATCTTTACACCACCCCAAACTTCATTAATCCAAATCCAATCAATGTGTTCTCCTTGTAGTAAGTTTTCTCTAGTTTTATTTTTAAATATTGAAGTATCATATACAGCTTTCTCAGTAATCTTGAATGTTTCATCAATAATTTCCTGAGTTACAGTTCCGTCTAATTCTATTTTGGTTAAGTGACCTATTCTTCTTTGTGTTTTCCAATAAATAGTAGATACTCTCATCAAGTTACCTTCATCTAAAGGAGTCATGTCTTCAGAGTTATCTAATATCTCACTAACAATATCACCACCTATAGATGGATCATTCCAATAGTTACTAGTATATTGTCTGTATGCAAGACCTGGCATATTTGTATTCCACTCATGAGATCTTGTTGCATCATAATATGCACCATCATTTTGATAACCATTAACTTGATATTGTGCTGATCTTGCTGGATATATCTTCTGTAAAGACTTCAATTGCTTTTCATTCATAAGATATCCATATCTGTCTATAACATCTGCTACAGTCATAAGATCAATCTTACCAACATAATTAGAATCAGAAATATATCTTTGGTCTGGAGATTTTTGGTAGAATGTTAATACAGGGTTCCATAACTCTAGATCATAGTCATCTTCTAACATACGGAAATGCCAAAACTCTCTATCAGAAATAAGCATATCTCTAAATGCTCTTTCTTCTAGTTCTTGCATATGAAATCTTTCTTCATCAACTGCAAGTTGGTGGGATGCCCACTCTTCAACCATACTTCTGTAATCTTTACTAAAGAAGTCTTCTATCTCCGGTAATGATTTAAGATTTTCAGGATTAAGTTGTTGTTTAGCTTCTTCAGATGCAGGGTCTAATCCCATTTGAACCATCTTCATTACTAAGTTCTTTTCTGCATCTGCGAGTAAAGATTCTTCTATCTGAATTCTCTTTTCTTCAAGCATCTCATTATAAGAAGTATCATCTACAGCTCTAAATTGTACTTTAGAATATCTTTTAGCAAACTCACCAGTTAATACATTTATTACATTAGGAACAATAGGATAAAATTTTAATTCTAATGCTGAGTCATTTTCTTGTGTTAACACATCCATTAACTCTTTGTAGTCATTGTCTGGTTCTACAATGTAATCTGATTTATCAATAATACCTTTTGCTAACTTATAATTTTTAAGAAGTCTTCTTGCATTCATACGCAAGAATTCTATACCTTGAAGTTCTAGCCAATCTAGATTCCAAGCTGCCCAGTCATCAGTTTTCTTTGAAAAAGGAAGGAACTGTGTTGGTTGTGTAAGACTTGAAAAAGTAGGTCCTCCTTCTGCCTTTGCACCATTTTTTAATTGCATTGCATTTAATACTCTCATCTAAACTAATTTTGGCTATTTATAATTTTTAAAACCAGATCTTCTAATTTTTTGTCCCATACCAGAAGACCTACGGCCTATATTTCTAAATGCACTGGTATACTTTAATTTACTTATTTTTTCTGAATTTACCAAAGAATCACTCTCTGATTCACGCCTTTTAGCGTATCCTCTATTAGACTGTTGTATTTTAACAAATGCAACCAATGCACCAAAGGCAACAAGTCTATCCACGTTGAGTCCAGGATAATACGCTAACATTTCTTTTATCAACATTGGATCAGGTATTCTTTCAACACCCAATGTTTGCTTCATTACAGATCCAGTATCATCTAAATCTTCATTAGTAACTTCTCTAATATATTCAATAGCATATGATATCAAATGGCTCTTAAATAATGTTCCTGTATTCTTCCAACCATACTCTTGATAAACTGTTCTGTTAGAACCTAAATCCTTCAAGAATAATATCTGTTGTTTAGGTACTAAATATCTTTGCTTTTTCCTTGCAATCATATGCTGTATAAACAAGGATATGTTGTTCTCAACAATAGTCCAAGCATTATACCATTCTATGATTAACTCAAGCCTTTCATGTGTTTTATTTATATCATCAAATCTACCACACCATGCAGCTACAATTTTGTCTCCTTCTATAAATTGTTCTATATCACCAGCTGCAGTTTCTCTTGTAACTTCTGTTGCATTTTTATATACAAAAATACTACACAAAGAATCTGATGTTGTTGTCTTACCTTCTGACACAGGGTCAATGGATGCATAGTATGAACCAAAGTCTGGTTTTTTTGATGCAGGTCTTTCCCATACTACTATAGATCCAGTTTTATCAGTAGCTTTCTTATCTACTGGAAATTGTGATATTGGTAACTTGGTTGTTCTTTTTGCTATAATTCCTTCTTGTTCTCTTTCTAAATCAATTAACTCATATGAGTATTCTTTTTCCTCAATCTTTTTAAGTTGTTTAGATAATATACCTTGAGGAAATATTGAAGCTTTTCTATATGCAAATGCTTCTGCAATATTCTTAGGTTTCTGAGATATTCTTAATTGATATTGTTCTGGTGATAATTCATTCTTCCATCTTTCTCTTTCAATATCAATAGCTTCAATAGCTTCTTCTATTTGTGAGTTACCGTAAGAATCAATATAAGGGGGCATAGACCACTGTTCTGGTAAAAATAGTCCTGCCATACCAATAGTTCCATCTGCATCCATAAGATTAGTTTCTACGGCATATATATCATTTGATGATGGATTCATTATCATCTCTTTCAGTGGTTCACATTGTTCTAGATCACCAACAGATCCTGCTGCTATAAACATACCAGTAGTTACCATACCTGAAGACATTGCCGGTCTTAAGTATTCATATGTTTGCATCATCTTAGGTGCAATTCCTGCCTCCTCATGAAAGAAGTAAGAACAAGGACCACCTACACCAGTTGTTGCATTCTTTTCAAAAGATGCACCTTGTATCTTAGATTTAAGACCTCTTGAAGTTTTTCTATTACCAACTTTAACTTCAATTTGTTGTTGCCATAATAAAACTTTTTCTGGATTACTTGGTCTATACCAAGCTGTGTGCTCATTTAGAAATGTTTTATATTCTTCAAGAAACTTCCAAGACCCTTTATCATTTATATAATCTTTTAATGATGCACCAATTTTGCACGTACTACCTTCTTCAAACCAGTACGTATTAATTATCTTACCCATATGGAAGTAAGATGATGCAATCTGACGTTTCTTTAGAATTGCTGAATGTTGATTATTAAGTTCTGCAAGTAGCTCATATAAAGCCATATGATACTGTGCATCTCTAACTTTAGCAAAACCATACTTCTTTTCTTCTTTATCAAATATTGGTAAGAAGTTTAACCACATGTAGTAATCTCTAGTTAAATACCAGGTATTACCTTTATTTTTATAAATTACTCCTTGTCTACATTTATTTTTTTGATCATCCCAATATGACATAAAATCTTTTGACCTAAATGGTGCACTACAATACAAACCATCTTTATTAAATCTTCTGGCTTCTTCATTAAATATTAAACTTGTTTCATCAAAGTTATATTCACCAGGAACTTTAAATAGGTCAAAAATGAATTCTTGGAATACCTCATCATTTTCAAATTCAGTGGTACTCCAAGATCCATTATCATATGTAGGTATAATCCTACTCATATCTTATAATTGCAAATACATCTCCTGCTTGTAAAAGTAAATGCTCTACACCTTCATGCTCCATAGGTGTTGGCATTGCATGTTCTGCATATTGAACCTCATCACCAACTTTTATTTCTTCTACCTCAGCACCTACACCTACAACAGTACCTTTGAACTCTTTTTTTTGAGCTATCTCAGGTATAATTATTCCAGATGCAGTTTTACTCTCCGCTGCTTTTCTTTTTATCAGTAGTCTTTTCCCTACTGGTATAACTATTTGTTTCATTTTTATTTGGTTTTTTATTTTTAAACTCTGGTTCATCCCAATAGCAGAAGATCCATTTCATATGTATTTGCTTTTACCATGATCCACTTCCACCAAAAGCACCTAAGCCTTCACCTATTCCAGCAGCTGATGCATTACCGCTTGTACCCCAAGTTACTTGACATACACCACCATCTTCTGCACCAAATGCAACACCAAATGTTGTAGCTTTTAACAATGTGTCTTGATTACCATAATAGATAACACCTTCACATGTTAAATCACCTACGCCTACTCCTCCAGATCCACCTTGGAATTCATAAGAATTTGTACCATCATTGAACTCTACAGTTACATGTGCATAAAATAAAAATCCTTCTACAGTAATTGTACAAGGATGACTAATAACACCATCCATATCTTCTGTAAAACTTTGAGTAGGACGCATGTCTAATACTCTTTGATTACCATCAGAATCTGGCGTGTTAGGATTAATACCGTGAGCAGCAAACCATTTTTCTGCTCTTTCTCTTTTTTGTTTTTTGTTCATAACGTTGATTTTAAAATTTATAATTGGTCATAAGCTAAACCTGCACCGTACAGAGCTTTCTTGTTCTTGTTTCATATCACTAAATGCACCTTTATAAGATTGTCTAATAGACTCAAACTTAGCAGCTGCATTAACCATAGAGTTTATATTACCATCTCTACCATGTTCAATAGCAGTTACCTCCATATACTTTGCTAATCTATCTAACATAGATTTAATACCTACATATGCTCTATAGGTAGGTGTTTCATATAGCTTCTTACACATATCTAAAGCATATCTAATTGTACCATCTTCTGGAGACTCTTCTAATTGTATTTCTTCAATTATAATATCTTCCTTTTCATGTTCTGGTAAATTAAAAAATGGATTCATGTCAGGATTAGGACATGTCATATAAAATACATATTGATAAACCTGCATGTAAGTATCTGGATATTCATCCATTACTTTCTTTAAAAATGGTAATGCATAACAATGTTCTGTTAATACTATCTTACTGTTTTGTACATCAAATAACTTTACTATCATTTACTTTTATTTTTTAGGAGTTTTTTAAACTCATCATAATTATGCTGTAGCGTTACTGCTTCTGTTTGTCCTTCAATAAACACATCTGTATAATCATGTTTAAACTCATCAGTTGCTTCATGAAAGTATTGTTTACACCAAACTACTTTATCAAGATCAATCATTATCTTTGTATTTTCAAATCTAAAATCTGTTGGTACTTTAGAATGTCTTGATTGTATTGCTATTGCTACTATAAATTCTTTATATCTCATTGTTGGTTGTCTTTTAACCACATCATTATGGATGTAACTTCATCTTTTAAATATGGTAGTTCATAAATTTTTATTTCTTCTATTACGGGTTCTCCGTTCACATGTTCATTAATTGGATAACCATTTTTATCTTCTCCAACTTTTTTGAATTTTACATGTTGTATGACAAGCTTTCCTATCTTAAGTTTAGGGTTGTGCTTTTTAATAATATACGCATAAATACTCAATTGTAAGTTATAATGATTAAGATTACAATCATCTAAATGATTTACTGGCTTAAACATTTTACTAGTAATTCCTTCCCAATTAGTAAATCCTTTTGATTTTATTTCTTTATTTGTTTTGTAATCTGTTATGTTTATATAACCATTTACAACTTCAACTAAATCTGCTTGACCACAAATACCTAATGACTTTAAATATACTAGATGTTCAGGATAAATACCTTCACCTATCTTTTGTACTGGAGCTACTTTTGCACCTGATTCTTCATCTATCAATGGTCTAACAATAGGCAGCTCAACACCTTTTCTAGATAATGTATCTAAATCACAAATGTCTGCTTCACGTTGATCATGATAAAAGTTACCAAGTTTTATAGCCCTTTCTGTTTCACCATCCCATGCAGCAAGTATTTCTTTTGGAGTCATACCATACCACTTAGATCTTTTATTCTTTGAAGACTTTTTAGCTTGACCTTCTCTATCAAATTTAGGTTTAAATTTACCTACTAAAGAAGTTACACTGATCCAGTTTATGTTATCTTGATCAATGCTTTCATATACATGTCCTTCTTCTTTAAATACTATTGCCATGACTATAGTGTTATTGAAGTATACCAGTAACCTTCTGTCTCTGTAGTTACTTTAGTTACTTCTCCGTTATAAATATAATTAATCTCCATTTTTATTTATTTGATTTGTTATTATATCTTCTTGCTCTTCAGTTACTAGAGCATCCCAATACCCTTTTGGGCATTCTGATGATAATGATCTTACCTTAAATGCAAGACTGCAACCACAATCAGAACAACATGGTTGTGATCCTGGTGCTACACAATCATCTCCTTTTGCATCAAACAAAGAACATCTAACACATATTTGAAATCTATCAGTAGCTACAGCTTCAATATGTTCTTTTTTAAAGATATTGTTTTTAATGCCTTCAGCTATCTTATCAATATTCTTAAAAACATCAACATATTTTTTCCACTTATTTGCCATTTTTAAATTTCTTTTTGTTTAATAAATCTTCTTCTATTTGCTTCATGGCTGCTTCCATTTTTAAAATGTCTTCCTTTACATCCTCACTTTTAGCATAACCATTATAAGTTCTCTTAGCTATATTACCAAGTAAACTTTTGTTTTTCATTATAGCTTTATCTAATTTATTTTTTCTTAATTCAAATGTACCTAATCCTTCTACATACACTCTTGGAAAACTCAAATTAGCAAGCTTCTTTCTCAACTTTGCATAATAAAATGTTATAAAATCATCTACAACTTGCGGATGAACACCAACATCTTCTGCAATCTCTTTCTTAAACTCCTTGTGTGACTTGGGATGCATTACCTAATACTTTATAGTCTAATAAAACTAAACCTTGAGTTTGAACATTTATATCTTTATTGATTGATATAGTCTTTTTATTATTTCCTTTTTTAGTTAACAAACCCTTTTTCTCAGCTTTGGTAATTGCATTTCTAGCTGATTGTGGACTTTTAAAAATATCTTGCTTTACTAATTCAAGACAAAATTTAGTAAGTTCCATATCATCATTCTTAGCAAGTTCACATAGAAATTTTAAGTCAGAATTACTTAATAGTATATTATTAAAGAAACAATATGTAAGTATTTGATACTTTATTGATTCATCAATAGTTACTTTAAGTTTTAAATCTACTTTATTTACTAATGCCATTATAAACTCATTATCATATCAACAAAGTCTGGGTGTGGATAACAATCAGATTTGCCTGTTCTTACATTTCCATGAGATAGTAAACCTTTTACTTTTCCGTAATAAGCATCTTCTTGAAAATCAAATCCTTTTGTTGGCCCATATTTCTTGATAAATTGTTTTAATCCTAATCTTATATCAATACCATCTCTTTCTCCAACCCATCTAATCCACTTTTCAGTTTCTTTGATTTGTTTTTCAGAGTAGGCATGCCAGTATAGCTTACCTTTAAATGCTTCTGGTAATCCAATAACTTGTTCTTCTTGACAAGTTGATCCAACATAACTTTTGTATTGTTTATCTAAGTAACCTATGCTGCAAATTTCTATACCAACTGAATGTCTGTTCATATATCCAGATCCTGTTTTACCTAGATGAAATCCTTGACATCCTGTTGGAAATGCTTGAACCATTACACCATCATATTCATCATCACCATTTCTGTGGTTAATCCCACCTAGAACAAATTCTGTAGCTATACGCCCTCTATCATCTCTTCCCCAATGGTCTATGCATCTATAAGGATTTGCACCACCTGCTGTGTGGTGTAAAAAGATGTAGTCATTTTTGATTGGTCCTTCTACATATTCACCTTTAGGTAGATAATGTCTATGAATTACTTGATCATAGTTAGTTGTGAAGTATTGTTCATATGTATCAGTATCTTCATCAATCTCAACTGTTTTACAATCTGGGAGACTTAAAATTAAAGTCCATGTGTCTGATCCCACTATTCCATCTGCTACTAATCCATGCATCATTTGAAATCTAATCACATGTTTTTCTGTGTTAGGTCCAAAGACACCATCAGGTGTGATCTGTAATTTCTGTTGCAAGGTTTTAACATCTAAACCCTTGTCTCCTTTTTTTATTACTTTCATACTATTCTGCTTTTTTAGCAGCTTCTTCCATTGCTTTCTTGAATTCCAACTCATCCTCTGAAGGTCCTTCACTAGGATTTTGTTGTGCAGCTGCTTGTGCCATAAAAATTTGAGCTTGTAATCTTTCAGCTCTTGATTTATCTATATCAGCAAGTAATGCCTCATACTCAGCTTGTACTGTTAGATGAGGTATATTGTCTTTATAGAATTGTGTGATCTCTTCTCTACGCTGCTTAAGTTCTTCTTGCGTAAGCTGAGGTTCTTTTTCCTGTAAATCAGGATTTAAATTTTTGACATCTGCCATTTTATTTGGTTTTTAAAATTAAACATATTTACAAATATATATAAATAGTTTAAATTTCAAAAGTTTAGCAGAATTATTTTAAGAAAGTTTATTACGTTCTAATATTTGGATCACCTTTTTGACTTCGGTAGAATTGTGAAATTGTATATTACCTTCTAATATCTCTACGATCCATTTACCATCTTGTAAATTATCATTACTATTAGATATAAGATCAATGTGACCTATCTTATAGGTGTAAAAATAGTATGCATGATCTCCAGACTCTTCAGCAGAAACATCAACCCTATCAAATCCTAGTTTTTTAATGCTTGCCTCAGTCATAATCATTTATTTTTACAGTTGCTTTTGTGCTTTTGGAACCAACCACCACATTTACACTTGATATAATAGATGGTTGTTCCTATCACAGGGGTAGATCCTATTACAGTCCATATGTTTGGATGCCAGTGTTCTCCACAAAAACCAAATATATGTTTTAAAGCTTCTACCATTTTACTCTATTTGCCCAGTATGCTGCTGACATTTTACCTTTTTTTATGTTCTTAGCATGACGAGCTTTAAAAGATGCACGTTTTTTCTTCATGCGTGAAGATTCACCAGCTTTAGGTTTACCTGCTGTACGTGCTCCTTGTTCTCCAAAACGGATTGTTTTGACTTTATCACCCTCTTTTGCTACAACAATGTGTGACTTTTTAGGATGATTTGGTGTACGCTTTGGTTTATTATAACCACTTACACCTGCTCTTGCTAATCTTGAATCTTTTTTCTTTGCCATTACTATCTCTTTTTACCTTTGTGCAATCCATGCTTTGCGTGCTGTTTACCTTTCTTAGTAGCAGCTCTCTTCTTTTTATTAGCTGCAGCTAGCTTAGCTCTACCTTTCTTGGTACTTTTAAGCTTAGAAATAGTCTTAGACGGTGCATATACTTCACCAGTCTCAGAACTTTTCTTACCTGATGGAGTTCTCCACTTCTGTCTAGTCCATCTATCTAAGCTTTTTTGTTGTTTAGTCTTTGCCATTATCTTGTTGTTAAAACATGTAGAAGCCAAACTACAGTACTAAACGTTAAAAACTTCATTACATTTTTATCTTGTTCAGTAACTTGCTTCCTATCTTTTACATTAACTGCTTCAAATAAAGTATCAGGTGCTTTCTTATATTCCCACGATGGTTTTGCCGGTCCACAGCTCATCACAAATAAAAATAATATTGTTAGTACCTTTCTCTTCATTACTTTTTAGTTTTATAACCTCCACCTGCTGCTTTATATTTCTTTGCTAGCATTTGAGCTTTACGTGCTGACCATTGTCCTGGTCTTCCACCTTTACTTCCGGCTTTGATTTGATTAAATAATCTTTTACGAAGTGTTGGTTTAGTTAGGATAGTGTTTATTTAGTATGGTTTGGATCTTAGCACATCTTTCATACTCTTCACATTCAATGTAGAACTGAATCATGTTTTCTAATTCCGTTTGCTTTGGTCCTTCAGCAGGATCAAAGGCCATAACAGCATCCTGACCTGTTTTAAATCTTCTCCCAAGAAGATCCTCAAAGGTAATCTGATTAGTTAATACCAAGTATGAATTCTCATACGCTGTCTCTAACATCACTTGATCCAGTTGCATTTGTTCAATTTCACTAAGACCATTATCAAACTCCTCTTCTCTATCTTCCCATTGTGCCATGATTTAATTATTTAAGTTATACTGCGTCTATAGAAACAATATACTGAATTTCCCCAACCTATAAAAATTTTTGACTCACAACATATGCCCCACCTGAGTAAAAAAGTTTTCTACACCCCCTCCCGGCCCTGCAAATTTTGTGTGTTTGGCATAAGCAAAAGGTCCTACAAAAACTGCTCCCCACCTTTTGTTTGTGGTAGGGGACCCCCCACAAGTGAAGTGGGTCCGTAATTTTTTACTTAAATTTTTAATCATGGTTTACTTTAGAAAACTAAACATCAATGAGTCTACTGGCTCAGCAACAATCATTGTGAG